ATGGGCGGCGGCGTCGGCGGAGTGGGCGGCGAAGTCGGCGGAGGAGAATGCGACGGAGGCGGAACGAGAATTGCAGATCGAAGACATGAGGACCGCCATCATTAAGGAGACACAATGGACGCACTCAGCCTAGATGAAGCCTGCCTTGATAGAGCCATCGAACAATGCAGGGAAACCAACGAACGCTTTAGCCGACCGCCCTACCGCAGGTACGGCGAGGCAGAGAACAACGTCAAGTGGGCCAACCTGATTGCCTTCCGTGATAAGAGCCTCGCACAGAAGGCAAGGGAGAGAGAGACGTACAGGTACGCAGTAGAGCATTGCGACTACTCAGGCAGCTTTGTGGATTGGGTCGGTCTGCCTGTTGTAGTGAGGAACGAGTACGCAACACAAGGAACAATGAAATGAGAAGGAACCGATACGAGGGGATATTCGCGGAAGTGGTGGCGACTGTGATAGTGGGCGTGATATGGGTCTGTATGGTAGCGGTGACAGGGTACTTCGCATCCTGGCTGTTCCAGCACAGTTTCGATGCGGTACTGTCTGAGTTGTTCGGCAGGCCGATGAGCATCTCGATGATGCAGGCTGGTGCGGTGATCGGCTTCGTGTCGTTGCCGATGTGTTTTATGTTGGTTTTAACCAGAGGAGTGAAGTAATGCCGATTCAGGTAATCACAAGGACGCAATACAAGACATCGGACGGTTCGACTTATGACAGTGAACAGAAGGCCATCGACCATGAGGTGTCCATCGAGGTAACAAGACTCTGCGTCAATTTATTTGGTTTTGACTTCCGTGTGTTTGGGAAGAAAGTAACTCCTTATGACTTGACGGAGTTCATAAATAACAATGAATCAATACTCAGACGTGTGTTGGAGATCATGGACAAAGCCAGGGGCGACCTAGAGGCCGCGAAGCGTTCGCGGGACTCGCTGGATATCAAGGCATAGGGAAGGAATGGAGCAGGGTATGGGGAAGGACGCCTACTACAATGAGAATGACCCCTTCGCCGCCAAGTGGCTGAGGCAACTCATTAACAAGGGCTTGATCGCACCTGGCGACGTAGACGCCAGGTGCATTACAGAGGTGCAACCAGATGACATCAGAGGCTACAGACAGGTCCATCTTTTCGCAGGTATCGGCGGCTGGTCTTACAGCCTCCGTCAAGCGGGCTGGCCCGACGACCTGCCTGTTTGGACAGGAAGCTGTCCCTGCCAGCCTTTCAGCGGAGCAGGAAAAGGACTTGGCGTCAAAGACCCCCGACACCTATGGCCTGAGTTCATGCGGCTCATCCGCGAGTGCCAACCTTCAAGGATATTTGGAGAGCAGGTTGAGAGTGCGATTAGACATGGTTGGCTCGATGGAGTATTCGCAGACCTGGAAGCAGAGGACTACGCCTGCGGGTCGGTCATACTTGGCGCACACAGCGTCTGCTCGCCGCACATCCGACAGCGGTTGTATTGGGTGGGCGACACCCACAACAAGGGACTGGAAGGACGGCAATTGCTCAGCGGCCAACGTGCCTGTGAACGCACTCCTGGGCAGGCAGGTAACTGGGACAGCACAGACATCATCACCTGCGGAGACGGGAAGTCGAGGAGGATTAAACCCGGCATTGCCCCGCTGGTTGATGGGCTACCCCGTGGAGTGGTGCCAGGCAGCTATCGTGGCATGGAGATCAATGCCGACGAATCGGCGGAAGCCAAAGTAATGCGAATCCGAGGCTACGGAAACGCAATCGTGATCGATTTGGCGGTGCAGTTCATTCTGTCCTGGGCAGAAGCAAGGGAATTAACATGCAAACTGACAAACTTCCAACCTACAAAGACAACGGCAAGACCTTCATCCCCGGGCTTGACAAAGCCTGGGCCTGTAGGGAAGGCCAGGCATACAGAATAAAAGCAGGCAATGCAGAAGGACCGTCAGGGTGGGAGTGGTTATTGAAGTATAACTTATGGGTAGGTGGCCCTGCCTTCTCAAGCCCGCAGGCAGCCAGGGAGAAGCCTTCCCTGAAGGACATGGGCATCTTATGGGAGGACATGCTAGTGGGTGTGGATGTGGTTCACTCAGACACAATGGAAGAAGTGACCGGCTACTTCGTGTTCAATGGCGACCCTTTCCTTTTCATGGAGATTTTTTGATGCATCCACATCCGACGATCAGGGCACTTGCCTACGCAGCCAGTCGGGTCGCTGGCATCGAGCCGAGCACTGGCTTCCTCGCCCGCAGACCGACAGGTAGGCCCCACAAAAACAAGAGCGTCTTGTTCGCTCGCATGATCTTCTGTGTAATGGCACTCAGGTACACGGGCAGGAGCCGCCACGAAGTGGTTCAGGTGCTCGGCAGCCGCCGGCAGGCGACTGCGAGAGAGGCCGTCAGCAGGTGGGGCAAGTTCAGTGACAGGGACGAGGTGCTTCCCGGTCTGACCAAGAGGCACGCGGAGCAGTTGTTCCTGGTGGAGATGTTGCGATATGACCAGATGGGACCGGACCGACGAACTGGCGGCGAACTGCTTCTCATTCATTCACAACAAAGGAAAGGTCAACGCCCTACAGATTCGCAGGTGGCGTACGGAGGCGAGGGAGGATTCTGGATTTAGGAACAGGTGGCGTGACGCGGTGACGAATGCTCGAAGCCCTGAAGAAATGTATGCTAGATCATTCGGGAACACGGACTCAACCGTATTCTATCGTGCAATCAAATACTGGCACATTAAGTCAAAGCTGGTCAAACAGAGGTGGTTGACGGCCTTTGTCGCTTGTGTTATAAGTAAGAACAAGAGAGGATTGTGAGGAACACATGAAACGATTCGGAAAGATTCTAAGAGAGGTTCGTGAGGCTCTGGATATGACACAGGGACAGATGGCTGATGCCCTTGAGATCAGCCGAGGCTACGTCAGCATGATCGAGAGCCAGGAGTCACCACGAGCTTCGTGGGATGTGATCCTGCGGTTCTGCACCTACGCTGACATCAGCCACAATCAAATAATTCTTGAGATGATGGAACCGGAGGAAATGAGCGAAGAATCGCAGGCACTTGTCGAAGCCCTGCGTCAGTCGTTAGAATCACAGATCACAACTTCCTGACCGTGGCGGCGGACAGAGAGGAAATAAATGCCCCTTATCACAGTTTTGCCCAACAAGTTTGTGGGTGGCCTTAAACGCCTCCACGATGAGGTGGATGTTTTTGAGCCGGTGGAAATCCAAGATGCCTTCGACCAGAAGCACACGACAGATGCCCACTTTGTCTGCTACTTCGTAGAAGACCCTGATGACGGGCCTGTGGGCCTTCGCCTACAGAAAGAAGCCCTTGGGCCTGTCCTCAAGGGCGGCGGCAGGGTGATGGCAACCTGCCTGTGCTACGACATCGACAACCCGAGCCATGCTCGGTGGACCGAGGAGACTCTGGTCCACTTCCTCGAACTGATCGACCGGCTGGACAGCCGCGAGCATGTCGGCATGTGGTCGCACCTCTACACCACGCAAAGCGGTGCCCGTCTGGTCTACACGCTGTCGGAGCCGCTGTCAGTCATGCAGGCCGATCTTGTGGAAGCGTCCCTGTTCCAGTTGCTCACTGATGCAGGCATAGCCCCTGATGTGGCCTGCATGGGCTGGTCCCGCCTGTACCGCCTGCCTCGCGTGATTCGTGACGGCAAGAACACAGAGACAAGCCCCTACTTCGTGGAAGCGGACCAGGACAAGGTGCTGGACGCATCGCTGGTCCCTGCTCTGAACAAGAAGATTCAACGCCCTTCATTCGAGGCTGGTGACTGCCCTGACCCGTTCGAGTCCTCGGAGATGCTGGAGGAGCTTGATCCCAAATCAGGCAGGATGCGTGCTACCCCCTTCGCCCGCGAAGCCCGCAGAAGGCTGTCGGGACGCAACTGCTTTGGTTGCATCTTCATGGATGAGCCGATGGCAGCAGAAGGGCATCGGGACGCGACTCTGACCAGCTACGTTGGTCAGGCGGTGGCAATGTTGTATTCCAACACAGCGGTAGCTGTCACCCCCGAACACATCTACGCCTTGTTTGTCCCTGCGGTGCAGGAGTTCGAGCCGGATGGGCAGACCCCCAATTGGTTCGAGAGGGTCTGGAGCATCATCAATCGGATGTGGGAGAAAGAGGAGAGTCACCAACAGTCAGTCGCAGAGGATGTTGAGGATGCCACAGAGGATGCTGTGGGCATGTGCGATAATATGTGGCGTAGGATTCTCACATGGACTGACGATGAGAGCCTCATTAAGATGCAGTCAGAGGACCAGTTCGAGTGGATCAACAAACACTTGATTGCTTCGATGGGACATCAGTATTATCTGATGCGGCGGGATGGCTACTACGATCCGATGTCAGTCAACGAGAAGCAACTGATAGCCCGCATCCGTACCTTAGGCATGGACAAGTTGATTGAGACCCGCAACTACACCCCCAAGGGCGAACCAAGCAACGATGTGTCGGCCAACAGCATCATCAATAAGCACGCCACCATTGTCAGTGGCGTCATCGCCAAGCCGCAGATAGGCGGTGCGGTCCTCCAAAACCCGGACACACACAATGCTCAACTCGTGATCGAGAGCTTCAGCCGGAACCACAGAATCGAGCCTGTGTACGACCCCGAGGTGGACACTTGGATGAGGCTGATGTTCGGGGCTGAGTACTACATGTGGGCCTGCAAGTGGATTGGTTGGGCACTGGCTTTCGAGGAAGGCCCGATCTGTGCTTTGTCGATCTGTGCGGGCCAAGGCATCGGCAAGAAGTTGTTGACCGAAGGGCTGGCTGAGTGCCTGTCCGTGCCCTGCATCGCCACAGCCAAGGACATTGTGGACAAGCACCAGTACGGCCTGATGGCGAGTCCGTTTCTGGTCATTAATGAAGGCTGGCCCAAACAACAGGGCTACAGCCACCCTGCTGACACCTTCCGGTCGCTGGTGTCTGGTGATGCGATCTTCGTGGACCGCAAGTACCAGGCTCCTGTGCGAGTCCATAACCCCGTGAGGGTGCTTCTTACCGCCAACAACATGACAGCCGTTTCAATGCTCACCTCGGGTAAAGACCTGTCGCCCGAGGACCGCCAGGCCCTCGCCATTCGTCTGCAACACATGGACCTGAGCAGCGATGCTGCCGTGTGGTTCCAGGAGAACGGAGGCACACGGATGACCGGCAAGCCCGGTCGCAGGTGGATTCGTGGTGACGGCAATGAGCCTTCGGACTACATCGTAGCAAAGCACTTCATGTGGCTCTATGTGAATCGTGGCGAGCCGACCGGCACACGCCTGCTCATGGAAGGCAGCACCAGCGAGAGCCTGATGTTCGAGCTTCGCTTGAACTCCGGCAACACACCCCTTGTGCTGGAGTGCATGGTCAAGCTGGTGGAGAGTACAGCAGCGAATGATGGTGTGGTCATTCGAGAGGACGGCAGCGTTTACTTCCTGATGGGTGCTGTGATGGACTACTACCGTAGGCACCTGCGAATGGTGACACAACAAACACTCACCATGCAGGCTGTGCGGCACATCATGCACTCGCTCTGCTCCTCGACGAGCAAGGGCAACTACATCCTTGATGGCGGCAACGAGCTTGGCCCGCAGCGGTGGATTCAGGTGGACTGCCACCTGCTCTACATGGCATCGACTCATTTCGGGTGGAAAGCACCCAAGTTGTCGAAGATTATTGAGCGAGTCTTGACGGAGAAAGTCCATGAACGAGACCCTGATCGTCGATGAACAGAAGGCCGTCAGAGAAACAATCTGGTGGCCTTGCCGATTCACTGGACAGCAGGCAGAGGGTCTGGTAGTGTATAAGGGTTCTGAGATTCAGTACTGCAATGCCCACAACCTTCTGCATTGGGTTGTTTGCAGTGAGGAATACTTCGAGGCATTCATAAAGAGAAAGGTAGAAGAATGAGCAAACAGGAATACAGTATTATTTGTGGTGATTGTCTTGAGGTGATGCCCACGTTGCCTGAATCCTGTGTGGATTCTATTGTGACCGATCCGCCCTATGGACTTTCATTCATGGGGAAAGACTGGGACCACGGTGTCCCCGGTGAGCATTTCTGGCGTGAGGCCCTGCGGGTCGCCAAGCCAGGTGCGTACCTGCTGGCGTTCGGCGGCACACGCACGTTCCATCGCCTTGCAGTTGCGATTGAGGATGCTGGATGGGAACTGCGTGACACGATTATGTGGGTTTTCGGTTCGGGCTTCCCAAAATCGCATGATGTGTCCAAGGCCATCGGCAAGGCTTTGGGTGCGGAGAGGGAGAAGGTGCCCGCATCAGGCGGACTTCATAACAATAAAAACCTTAATGACGATGGGTGGAACAAGATCGGAGCCGATGCCCCGGAGATGGATGGGCCTGATCCAGCCACAGACGACGCGAAGCAGTGGGACGGATGGGGCACTGCCCTAAAGCCCGCATGGGAGCCGATCATCGTGGCGAGAAAGCCCCTCATCGGAACTGTGGCCGCGAACGTGCTGGCCCACGGCACGGGCGGGCTGAACATCGACGGGTGTAGGGTCAGCACAAACGGGGAGACAGTACATCTTCCGCAATCTAACCCTCTCAATCGAAAGGGTGTTGTGGGAGAAAAGCACTTCGTCACGCAGAAGTCTATAGAAGGCATGCACGATGCTCAACGTGAGAGCATCGAACGTACCAACACCCTCGGAAGATGGCCTGCGAACTTCATCCATGACGGGTCCGAAGAAGTAACTGGCCTGTTGGGAGAGGCTGCCCGTTTCTTCTACTGTGCTAAGTCGAGCAAGAAGGATCGGGATGAGGGATGTGAAGGACTAGAAGACCAGCGGCGGGGGGCAATGGCAGGGAATGTCGATGATGGCAACTTCCTGACCGGCTCTGGAAATCCCAGACAATCTATGGGAAAGAACTCGCATCCCACAGTGAAGCCCACGGACCTGATGCGGTACCTGTGCCGCCTCGTCACACCACCCGGTGGGATTGTGCTAGACCCATTCATGGGCAGCGGCAGTACGGGCAAGGCGGCGGTCCTCGAAGGATTCGACTTCCTCGGCATCGAATTGTCTCAAGAGTACGTTGACATCGCAGAGGCTCGAATAACAGCGGCCTTAGAGGAGGAGAAATGAGCAGCTACAAGAGAGTCGTGTCAGCTTCGCAATACACCACATTCCTGTCATGCCCGAGGAAGTGGTGGTTGCAGAGCGTTTACAAGATGCCTCGAACAGAGGAACTCAAGTTCAACTTTGGCACAGTCATGCACTCGGTTATCGAGAGGTTCATGCTGGCTGATATGTCAGGCAGGGACAAGGGCGAGGAAGCTGTTGATCTTTTCCCCGATGGATGGGAAGTAGCCGAAGATCGGTTCGGCTCCAAGGACGGCTCGAAACACCAGCCCCTTACTCCTGTAGACCAGTCCACGATTAAGGCTCTGATCCACCAGGCCATCGAGGCAGGCATCCTTGTCAGGCACCCTGGCAGAAAGGTCGAGGCTGAGTACCGCCTGCCTTTGTCCGAGGAGATCGACTTCCTCGGCTACATCGACTTGTGCTATGACAATGTGATCGAGGACCACAAATCTACCAGCGACATGAGGTGGGCCAAGAATGCCATTCAGCTTGCCAATGACCCGCAGATGCTTTTGTGTGCTGCGGTTCGTCTGATGGAACTCGATGAACAGGGCATCACGCCGGACCACATGGTCCTGAAGCACAACCAGTTCTGCAAGAATCCCAACAAACTCAAGGTCAAGCAGACAATTGCTACTGTCAAGAGTGAGTTTGTCATGGAGTATTGGGATTCTTTTGTAAAAGTTGTTCTAGAACAGATGCTGCCCTTGACAAGGCAGACCGACCACAATAAGCTAGATAACGCAAAGCAGGACAACCCGCCTGGGTGTGAGGAATATGGTGGATGTGCGTTCAAGTCGATTTGTTACAGTAACCAATCACCTGATGCGTTTGCACAGGTAATGTCCAATTCTATAGAGTATGCCCGAGCATTGAAGGCATCAGCAAGTAAAGACAAAGGAGACAAGCCAGTGGGATTATCTGATCTTATTGCCGCCCGTAAGAAGGCACTGAACAACCAAGGCCCATCTGCCCCCAAGGAAGAAAAGGCTCCCGAGCCTACTGCCGAAGCCCCGGCCGAGGGGCAGGCCGCCGCTGGCGATTCGCCCCCGTGGGCAAACGCGGAGTGCAAGGCGTGTCTGGGCACAGGCTTCAACTCTGTGGGTCGCCCTTGCCAGGTGTGCGACATCCGAGCAGCCAAGGCAGGCAAGCCGACCAGCAGGGTCTATGACATTGTGACACAGGAGGATGGCTCGTACTCGTGGACCGAGAAGCAAAGCAAGGCCCCTGAGCCAGCCAAGGCCCCTGAGCCAGCCAAGGCCCCCGAGCCTGCCCCCGCACCGGCCCCCAAGCCCAAGGCAGGAAAAGCACCTGCCCCCGATGTGGACGAAGCCCGCCCGGTGGACAAGAATGTATCAGACCAGGCCATCACCGCAGATGGTCAGGCCAAGGCCAAGGGCGAGTTTGTGTTCCACCCGACCGCAGGCCGCATCCAAGTCAGCGATCACGGCTTTGGTGTGGCGGCAGACAACACGGAGGACCGAGGCATCTATTCGATCAGCGAGTGCTACTCGAAGCCGCAGAAGGCAGCAGCGACCCGAAAGGCTGCGAGCCGCGACGCAGGAACCGGCTTCGTGCTGGCGATCAACTGTGTTCCCAAGACCGCCAAGGATGTCCTCTACATCGAGGATGTGATGAAAGTCCTCGGCGACGAGATGGCAGAGGATGCCAAGGTCGAGAGCTACTACATGGTGGATGTGTTCAAGCGTCGTGATTTCCTCTCAGCCCGTGCCCCCGCGTTCGTGGCCGACCTTGCCCACGGCACCGTGATCTGTGCCATGGGAGTCGGCTCTGGTGCGAGTGACACAAAGACACTGGTGGATGCTTTGCGTCCGCTGGCATCCGAAGTGTTCTCCGCTATGGCGGGCTGAGTTTTCATACCTGTTGGTGGGCTTGAAACCACCAACAGAACCCTCCCCCCTCCTTTGGCTTCTGGCGATTCGCTTAGGAGGGGGAGATTATGGCAGGACGGCTGGAGCCGCCTAACAGGGTTCGATCCCCTGTCCTGCCCTTGATCGACAAACCAACCGGAGAGCAGACGATGGACAGCATTCAGGAAATCAAGGAAGAAGTCCTCAAGGTCTTAGAGACCAGATCCAATAAGCTGTCGCCGGAGGAGTATGAAACACTCCTCATCGAGATTGGGGAGGACATCGAAGTTCGGCTGGCGTCTTTCGTGGATGACGTGCCGTTCGATGAGGACGATGATGAGTACGGGTATTAAAGGAGCTTACAAATGCCGGAAACACCGCCAGCAATCAAAGTCAGCAAAGAGTGGGTAGTTATTGGCCTGTTGAATGCCGTCCTAGACACAGCAGACAACTCAATCATGTCACAGGAGGATATGTCTGACATCACTTCCATGAGAGACAGGCTCATTGAGGCAAGCTGCCGCCCCGAACCCAACTCCACCGAGCTCCTGTTCCCGAAGGAATGAATAAAATGAAATCAAGCATCAGACATCGAAGACCGTTGAGAGAAAGAATGCCAACAGGCAGGCTGCTCGACACACTCAGCGGGCTTCCAACAAACATCAAAAATCAAGCAGGTGACCTTGCACATCACTACAAGTCGATGGCAAACAGAGCCCACAAGAAGAAATCCCAGTAAGAAGCCTGCGTGTGCAGGCAAGATAACGTCTCGAAAGGACAACGATCATGGCAAACCGAATCAACTCACTTCCAATCCGGGACAGGATCTACCTGTCGTACTTCTACATCAACAAGATCAAAACCACGGTCACGTATGCCGGTGTCAACCTGCAAGTGTTCAATCAGGACCAGGGCTGGCACAACAACGAGAACGAGGACAGGGTGATCGCCGACCTGCTCGTTCCGGCCCGCAACAGCATCGCCACGGCCTTCATCGGCCTCACTACATGGTGGGCGGCGAGCAGTCCGAACATGTGGGGCGACTTCAGCCACCAAGATACTGTTCTGGCACGCTCCGACGAACGGGTGTCGAAAGCATTTGCCGCTCGATCACTCGAATACACCGGCAACCTCGGAGCGATCTACTGTGACCGATACTACATCGACGGTCTGACTGCGTGGAACACCACGAAGGCCCGATTCTCTGCTCAGATGGCCCCTGTCGTCATCGAACCGCTGGATGAGGCGTTCATTCAACTCGACATGGCGTACCAGTCTGCCAAGCAGCACTGTGCCTCGATTGCGGCCTCCTGACCTTTCTCCCCTCCCTCCCGCATCCGCGAAAGCTGGTGCGGGGGTTTAAGCATCACAGCCACAGGAGAACACCAATGACTGAACGAGACGACCTATCCGCCAGCGTCTACCCTGCTGCGGTGGTGGAGCGGCTGGTGGAGGCTCTTCGGAACGTACACCTCCTCGCCAGCGACGACGCGGCGTGCGATCCGGACGAGGCGATAGAACACATTCGGCGCGCGTCTTTCGCCGCCATCGCCGAGGCCGAGCAATCGGCAATCACAGCCACAGGAGAACACCAATGACTGAACGAGACGACCTAACCACAGAGCGAGACAATGCGGTGAAACGCATTGCGGCGATAGACGCCGAACTGCTGCAGATATCATTGCCGGGCGGATGGACAGGCACGAGCCGGAAGCCGACGGCAGGCAATGTCGTACTGGTGCTGCAGGAGTGGTGGGGTGAGTACAGCGTATGTTCCAGTGTTACTGGCGCGTTTTGGGGGGGCAACGCGTGGCGGCAGCCTGGAGGCGACGTCGTCGACGACGTCATCGCATGGCGGGAAATCCCCGCAGAGTGGCTGAACAAAGCGAACCCACAAAGTAGCCCTAAGTAGGTGAAATTGCACAGCCTTGCCCTTTACTGATCGGGTAGCTTCAATTGGATAGAGCAGCGGCCTTCTAAGCCGCAGGTTGAGGGTTCGAGTCCCTCTCCGATTATTAGAATTAGGAGACTCAGGTGAACGTACTGCTTCGTAGAATCGCCGCAATCAACAAAGTCAAGCCCCCACAAGAAGCCCCCGCCCCCTCAATATCACCGGAGCAGGTCAGAGAGAAACTCAAGGGCCGAGGCAGGATCACATCAGGCAGCGACATTGAGAGAATCCTCGGCCTGCCGATCATCGAACCGTTGGACATCGGCGAGCGAGAGGAGTTCAATCGCAATCACCTGCTGGCTCGATCCTTCGACAAGGGCTTCCGACTGTTCGACATACAGGCAGATGCTCTCGCGGCCTTCGAGATGACAGGTGGTTTGTTCGGCGGCATCGGCGTAGGTTGGGGTAAAACCCTGCTCACCTTGATGATCGCTCAGACCGCCTACGTGGATCGCGGCTGCCGCAAGATCATGCTGCAAATCCCCTCGCAGGTCTACATCCAACTCATGCAGAAAGACATCCGATGGGCCAGAGGCATCATCCCCATGAGCTATCCCATCTATGCTCTCGGCGGCAGGAGCAGGGCCGCTCGCGTCCAGATGGCAACCAGCGGGCGAGACGGCCTCTACATCCTGCCCTACTCCCTGCTGTCCGTGCCGGACACCCGCGAACTTATCGACGGCATCATGCCCGAGTTGGTGATTGCTGACGAGGCTCAGAACTTAGCGAACCGCAGGGCGGCTCGCACCCGCAGAGTGATGGAATATATCAACGACCACACGCCCCTAGGAGTCGCGGTGTCAGGCACACTGACCCGCAAGGGAGTGGCTGACTACTACCACCTGATGCGGTGGTGCTGTGGTATGGTGTCTCCCCTGCCCTTGATCCAAAGCACAGCGTTTGAGTGGGGAGAAATCATCGACTCGGATGCTTCGCAGATCAACGAGGAATCCCCCATCACGCCCGATAGTTCCGGCACGCTCCACCAGATCATTCAGTGGGCACGCAGGGAGTTTCCCAAAGACCCGTTGCACAATACCGTGGCAGGCTTTCGACGGGCCTACAACCGCAGGATGACCACCTCCCCCTCTGTGGTGTGTTCCTCGGATGCAGAGATTGGTACGTCCTTGATTATCCACAACACACCCGTTGCGAAATACAAAGAGGCTGAGGGATGGACTGTCCTCAACGAGTTAATCACACAGGTCGATGAGCTTTGGGTCACACCCAACGGAGATGAGATCGAGTATGCCATCCATTGCTGGAAGTGGCTCAATGAATTGAGTGCGGGCTTCTACAACCAACTCACCTGGCCGACCGAGGAGAAGGTGGCCCTCAGCAAACAGGTGGACGACAGCGAAGCCGAGGCACTACTTCTCATGTCGATGGAAGCACACACAGCCCATCAGCACATGGCACGAATGATGCGAATGTTTTTCGATCAGGAGGACAGCCCACTAGACACCCCGATGCTGGTGGCAAATGACATGGCCCGCAACGGCTCTGAGAATGTGCCCCAAGAACTGTACTCAGCGTGGTCCGAGTGGCACGCTCTGTTGTTCGAGGGGATGCCAGAGCGAGAGTCAACTGCGGTTCGTGTGTGTTCCTACAAGATCGACGCAGCCGTGGAGTGGGCCAAGTCCCTGAAGAAAGGCGGGCTGATCTGGTACTACCACCAGGAGGTCGGCAGGTGGATCTACGAGCAGCTTAGGGTTCATGGGGTGGATGTGCTTCACTGTCCTGCTGGGAACGAACACAATGGCACCATCATAGACCTCGCAAACCAGAGTAAGATGGTGGTCGCCTCGATCTCTGCACACGGCACAGGAAAAAACTTGCAGCACTTCTCGGAGCAGTTCATCATTCAATGGCCTCGAAGTGCGGGAGATGCTGAACAGATGTTGGGCCGCACCCACAGAAACGGCCAGATGGCAGACGAGTTGATTGTCAATCTATGCAAGACCCTGCCCTTTGACGCCATCAATTTTGGTGCCTGCTTAAACGATGCCCTTTATGTCCATCAGACGATGGGCAACAAGCAGAAAATCATTTATGCTGGCTACGACCCACTGCCAGAAGTGTTCCCCACTTCAGTCCTCAGGCAGAGGGGCTTGGAGACCAGAGTACTGACATCAGAACAGGAAAGAATACTCAGAGAGAGGTTTGACATGGGTTCTGATTAGTTGTATGGTATTTGCAATGACAAGACTAAGGGCTAGTTGCCCTTGATTAAGGTAGCCGAAAGGCATTACGAAAGGATTGTAGTATGGGACTTTTTTCAGGTATCGACAAGACCAAGCCCCGCAAGGACGCGAACTACTGGCGTGACGGCCACTACCTCGCCCTAGTCGAAAGGGTCGGCAAGGTAGAAACCCGCGTCAGTGGCGACGGCATCGCCATTGAGTGTCGCATCATTCGAGTCCTCGGCACCGGCCTGGACAGTCCGCATCAGCCGGACGAGACGGTCAGCCAGCTTTTGCTGGACAAGTACGACGCATCGGGGGGCAACTTCGTTGCGTTCTTGATGACCGCAGGTGGGTTGAAGGAAAGCGACATCACTGACGAGTCCGCAGCAGACGTGTACGGAGATGAGAACCCACTGGCCTACACGGTCTTGGAAATCTTCTGCAAGAAGGGCGAAACGCGAGGCAAGAAGGTGCCCTTTGTTTTCGTCAACTACCGCCGCAGAATCACTGCGATCGAGACAGACAGTATGCTGACACAGGATGAGAAGGAGCGATTCTTCCCCGAGGGTCTGCTCGAATCCCTCAAGGAAATGGAAGCAGCGGACTAATCTGGACAGGCCGCTGTGGCGAGGGGGAGGAGAGTCCGCTTATGCCAAACTCTCCTCCCCTTTTTTAATTTACCTCACTGGAGAACCCCCGCCATGAAGGTAGTAGCCTTCGACACAGAAACCCATTTGATCGGGCCGGAGAACATCTTCCCGAAGATGGTCTGCATCACCCTCAGCCAGCTTGACACAGAAACCAACGCCACAGAAGGCCCCTTCATCGCTTCCTGCCATGTCGATGACTTCGACGCTCTCTGCGACATTCTCGACAGGATTGACAAAGCCGACATGATCGTGGGTCACAATGTGGCCTATGACGTTGGCGTACTGATCCGAGAATTGCCGGACTTCGCTGACCTGCTCTATCAGAAGATGGCGGAAGGCAAGGTCCAATGCACTCGCATGAACGAGAAGCTGATGAACCTGGCTACCACAGGGTCGCCTTACGGCATCAGCACTCGCAGTTACATCAGCCTCGCTGACTTGTCCCTCACCTACCTCGGAATTGACATCAGCAGCACCAAGACAGAGAGCGATGCGTGGCGAACCAACTACGACGCTTTGGATGGGATGCCCTTGTCCGAGTGGCCTGCCAACGCCGTTGAGTATGCACTGGGCGATGCGGACATCACCATGATGGTATGGCACGAGCAACAGAAGGCCGCTGAGAGGATTTCTCAGAAGATCGGCGTACCTGTCCTCAAGGTAGCGGCCTTCCGTGCTGCCGTGGACTGTGCCTTGAAGCAAACGACCTCCAATGGCATCCATGTGGACGCCGAGGAGAAGGCAAAGCTCGAACAGGAATACGCTGCTGAGTTGGATGGCCCGCAGGTGGCCCTGCTGATCGAGACAGGAATCCTGCGACCCGCCGAGTCGGAACAGCCCTATGCAAACAACGCCAAGAACCCTGATGGCACGACCAAGATGAAGGCTGCTAAACATGCTTCCATCGACACCAAGCGACTCACCAAATATGTCCTCGAAGTGTGTACCAGACTCAAGATCGAGCCTCTCTACACAGACAAAGGCAAGGTCAGCATCGCCGAGGAGTGGCGAGAGGAACACGCCCACAAAGACCCCGTGCTTGCGGCCTACGACTTCCGGCAGAAGTTGCAGAAGATGATTACCACAGAAATCCCTCGAATGAACGATGCCGATGGCAACACAGCCAAGATGGTGCATGTGCCTTTCGATAGCCTGAAAGAGACAGGCAGGTGCAGTAGCTCGGCAGACAAGCTGTTCCCGTCGATCAACGGGCAGAATGTCGATCCTCGGGCCAGGGTGTGTTACGTCCCTCGACCGGACCACCTGTTCCTGTCACTGGACTACAACCAGATGGAACTCGGCACCGTGGCCCAGGTCTGCCTAAGCGTCTTTGACAAGTCGGTGCTGGCAGAGACGATCAACGAAGGCATTGACGTACACTCTTACACCGGCAGTCAGCTTGCCTTCAGCATGGATACCACCTTTCAGCAGGAGTGCGTGGAGAGCAATGCCAACCTGCCGATGGAGGTGTTCGAGGCGTTCAGCAAACACAAGGAGAGCGACCCCGGCTTTCACAAGCACTGGCGAACCTTCGCCAAGCCCACGAACCTCGGCTACCCCGGTGGTCTCGGGCCTGAGACCTTCGTTCGCTACGCCAAGACTTCCTACGGGGTCGAAGTTAATCTTGAGCAGGCCACGGAGTTTCGGACTCTGTGGAAGGACACTTACCCCGAGTTCTGGCAATACTTCGATTGGGTCGGCAATGACCTGAACGACCCCCACAACCCCGATGCCTATGCCTACATCACACCGATGGGCATGTACCGTGCCAACTGCACCTTCTGTGCTGCCGCCAACGGTGCTGGTTTGCAGAGTCCTTCTGCTGAGGGTGCATTGGCTGCTTTGTGGGAAACTGTCAGACGAACCATCTGCAAAGAGACGGATAGTTTGTTGACTGGCTGCCGTGTCGTGAACTTCATCCACGATGAGATTATGCTGGAGGTGCCGATTCTGCCTAATGAGGACTTGCATAAGATTGCAAAGGAGGTAGAATCAATCATGGTTGAGGCGATGAGAAGGATCACGCCTGACGTAACGCCTCGATGTGAGGCAGCATACATGGACAGGTGGTATAAGGAAGCCTCTCCCGTGTATGATGAGAATGGACACCTAACTGTTTGGAGACCAGCAGATGAGCAAAGAACCAAGTGATTTTTCAATCAAGAACCCCGAGTCCGCCGATCAGACTCAGTTCGTCAACCGCAGCAACGGCAGCAAGTACCAGCCGATCCTCGATCAAGCTGTGAAGCTGAAGCAGGGCGAGAAGTTCGACGTGACTGCCCCCAAGGGCATGGAGGTCAACAAGTTCAATGTCCTCGTCACCTCGGCTGTCTCGGCCAAGCTGTCGAAGATGGCCCCCGCAGGCTCGCACTACTCGAAGCGGAAGACCGCCACAGGGTTGATGATTGGTCTGTTTGCCAACAAGGCCCCGGCAAAGGCCAAAGCTCCCGTGGAGCCGAAGGCCCTCGAGCCTGCTGCCAAAGCCCCCGTGAAGCCGAAGGCCCCGGCAAAAGCCAAAGCCTCGACCAAGAAGTAAATCACCCCCGCCAGGTGATCCCCCTCGGAGGGTCGGGAGTAGCTCAAAGCTCCCGGCCCTTTTCCATGCACTAGGAGACATTCCCCCATGCTAAGTCCGAAGATGTTTCTGAGTCGCCTTGAGCGTTTCGATGCTTCCCTGCCAAATCACCTGATTATGGGCTGCGACCCAGGTGTTCACGAGGCTGCGTTCTTCTGGAGAATCGGCGGCAAGTACCACTACTGTGTGGTGGCATCCGACCACAAGGCACTGGCCGATCCTATGCAGATGGCATCGCCCACAGGTCTCATACCAGCCCTCCGCAAAGCAATCGCTGGGGGGATCATCCCTGCTGCCGCAAACACGCTGGTGGTCGAGGGGCAGGAGGTATATCGGAACAAGAAGCACATCAACCCCAACGACATTCGCAGGCTGGCGTTTGCTTCGGGTCTGGTGGCGATGGCAGTAGACCATCAGGCGATTTATTGCCCCGCACCTGTGGCGTGGAAAGGCAACGTACACAAGGCCATACACCACCAGAGGATTGCCGCGAGGCTAGGCATCAGTGTCATGCTCTCGAAGGGCAAAGACCCCTATGCCATTCCACTGACCAAGGAGGACTGGCTAAGAGCAGGTCAGCAGCACGACAATGTGAACAAAGGCGATTGGAAGCACCTGTTCGACGCAGCGGGCCTGATGATTCACGGCATTGAGTCGATGCGAATCCTCTAGAAGTTGCCCTGCACGGAGTCCTTCTGCGACAACTCAGTGGCGAACCGCTGCATCTCTGCCGTGAACGAACCAGCCAAGAACTTCGTGGCGAGTTCCTGCACTGCCTGCCGGAAAGATTGGTTCTCGAAGAAGGGTCTGGCCGTAGTTGGTCCGACCTTCTTTGCTATTCGCATGGGGCCAACCTGCGGTTGGTCTGGCTTTCTGCGGCGACCGTAGACCTGCTTCTCAACCTGTCGATTGATCGACATCCAGTAGGCAAACTCCTTGCCAAACAGCCTGCGAACGTCAGCCTTCTTCTCGGGGGTCTGCCTGCCTTGAAACCTCGGGTCAATGCTCGCAGGCACGAACCACACAAAGTAGATGGTGTTCTGCGGCGTCTTAGCCCCCCGGCCCTCGTGGACGTAGATGGCCCAATAGTGGGGGATGTGCAGTCGAGAGGAAAGCCCCTCGCCCATCTTTACCCTCAACGCCCTCTGCAATGTCTTGGAGGGGATGGTGGGTCGCACGGCAACAACAGCCTGCCTGCTCATCTGAGTGAGGCCGTCTCTCAATGCACTATGGAATCGTGGACCTACCCTAGTCATTCTTCAATCCGTCTTTAGGGTCTCGACCCGAACCCTCCGGCTCTCTCATCCTGGTGCTGGTGTCCATCGCATTGACATCAATGGCGTCAGTGATTCGACGGAAGCTGAAGTCCTTGGGGGCCAGTCCAAGGCCGCCATTCTTCTTGGGGTTGCCAAGAGTCGCACCAAGCACCTGCTGGAAGTGGACCTGAGCAGGACCGATCACAAGAATCTGGAATGCCCTCAGAGCATTCGGCAGTTCGTTGGTCGCACCGAGCTTGCCTGGAATCAGGATGCCTGCAAGCAGGGGAGGCACCTGGTGAGCAGTCACGATTCGCATTGCCAGACTGTCTGATGTGGCGGGGAAGAAGTCCTCTCGGGATGAGTCCACACCGAGCTTCTCGATCTGAACTTCGACATTGGAGTTGGAGAAGTTCAAGGCACAGGACTTGAAGGCATTGCCCGAGCCAATGTTGGCCTTGATGGTATTCTCAACTTTCACCCACTCAGCATCAGAAATAACACCACCCTTAATGATGATGATAAACTCAGGGACTCCTCGGTTGTTGAAGAAGTCGAAGAAATACTGATCCATCATCTGACCGAGTTCAATACTCGGCACAGCAGAAATCCACTTGGGGATGCCGTACCACTTGCTCTTGCTGGACGACGACCGGAAGGCAATGATCTCGCTGATGTATCTGACGCCGAGCACTTCGGTAATGGCAGCGGAGTTACCCGTGGCAGATACGTCCGAGGCATCAAGCAGGTCAGGGTTTCTCTCAAGGAACCCCACAGAGTCCCCAAAGGCAGGCATCTTCAGAGTCCCTCTCTTCTCTGACTCCACCTCGAAGTGGTGATTCACACCATCCTCCTCTACGAAGGCCCAAACCTTGTGTGCTTGGATGTGATGGACACCCACGATCCGAGAGTTGCCGTTTTTGCCGTTGGGAAGCTCACGCTTAATCTCCATGTAGGCATTGGCCTTCTTGAAGTAATCCTCTGCGAGATCATTCAAGACACTCTGAGCAGTCTCCATCGTCAGGGGGTTGAGAATGGTGTCCACGTTGGATGGCTCGAATCCCTTATCAGGCATACCATCCCCGTTTACATCCTTGTCGGACTCCGACATGATGCCGAGGCCCACTGTGCTTTTGGCTTTGGCCTCGATGCAGGCTGTGTGGTATGGACTGCTCTCGTCAAACTCGTCCACCACGGACATGCCGAATGGGTGAGGAACCCTCCCCTTGTTAGACTTGTCAGAGGATGCAGATTCAGAAGGAACATCATAGATTTTTCTAAGGAGACTCACAACCTCTCCGTCCAGTTCCCTGCGGTAGATGCTGTGTCCTGCGTTGTCTACACGGACAGAAAAGAATCTGGTACTATCTTCTTTGTTGCTCATTGCATTTTCCTCGGCTACATCTATCAAAATGAGGCAATCGACTGTTGTTGTTGACTAAGAAACAGTATAGTACCTTTCAATGGAGCTTGTCCTATGAAAAGACGACTCAAGAAAATCAGAGTCCAACACATCTCGCTCGTACCCCGAGGAGCTAACCAGCTTCCCGTTGTCTTCAAGGAAGATAACAATACGGTCGAGATCAGCACTCTGATTAAGAACAACCTTGAAGAAAAGGGTGAGCTTCTGTCTGTTGTGTATGCTCCCGAGATGAGAGACAGTCAGGGCGACATCGCCTCTGCTCAAGTCATCAAGGAAATGGCATACGAGGCAACCCGAGATGGACTGAACCTCGATGTCCGTCACGACGGCAAGACCCTGGGCAAGGACAAGGCATTCGTCGCCGAGTCCTTTATTGTCCAGAAGAACGATTCTCGCTTCGACGGCATGAAGGACTACAGTGGAAACCCCGTTGATGTTACAGGCGGGTGGGCCATTGTCGTCAAAGTAGAAGACGAGGGCCTGAAGGCCCTGTACCGAGAAGGCAAATGGAACGGCGTGAGTCTTGCCGGGCCAGCAGAAGTTGAAGCAGAGAAGGAGGACGACACCGTTGTTGCCTCCTTCCTCAGCCGACTTACCAAGGCTTTGTTCCCACACACCAACCCGCCCGCAGGAGACCTGGACATGGATCGTAAAGAACTCGACGCACTTCTGGAGAAGCGAGACGAAGCCCTTCTGGAAAAGATCGGCAAGCTCGTGAAGCCCGAACCCGTTGCACCGACTGATGCTGATTTGGCAAAGGCTGAAGCTGACAAAGCCGAGGCTCTCAAGGCCGAAGCAGACAAGTCGAAGCCCTTGTTCAAGGGCGACTCCACCAAGCCGGAGGATGTGCAGGCACACTTCGACGCTCTGACCAAGTGGAACCTTCAGAAGGATGTGGACTGGAGCGATCCGGTCTCCGTCAAGAAGTACCACGAGGAAATCAGCAAGCTGGCCGAAGACGATGGCGTTGAGAAGGAAGAAGAAGTCTCCGCTGCGGCCAAGGCATCACAGGCTGGTAACAGCAAGGCTGCCCTGAAGAAGGAAGAAAAGTTCATCGCCTGGGGCAAGGCGATGGCGAACGGCGAAGTCCTGAAGGACTGACCCCTGTTGACTGACACCGAATACAAGGATCGAAGATCATGGCATACACCGCAAACGAACAGGTGAGCAGCAACAGCCGGAACGCTGCTCCTCGATTTTTCCCCGAGTCCATCGCACCTAAGACCTTCGGCAATGTGGCGGCGGCTCCCCTGCTGGCACAGCTTACCCCCCTGGTAAAAAGCACTGCCGACTCTCAGTGGTACCAGTGGACGCAAGGCACTGACGAGGTGAACACCATCTCGATCTCCAGCACCGTGTCTGGCGGTACATTCACCATCACCGCCGGCGGTCAGACCACGACCGCACTGGCCTTCAACGCAACCGCTGCGACGATTCAGGCGGCCCTCGAAGCCCTCTCGAACGTCGTGGCTGGTGATGTCGTGGTTACGGGCGGTCCTGTGGCGACGGCTGACGTGATCCTGACATGGGGCGGCCTGTTTAGTGGTACGGCGATCGTCGTGACCCTGGACGACGCCAGCATCACGGGCGGCGGCACGGTCGATGTGGCGGAGACGACGGCAGGCGTTGGTGCTGCCAACGATCTGAACGTCATCAAGGGCTTCGTCGCGGATGTCGAAGGCGTGCAGGTCCATGCCACGGGTGAAGTCCTGGGCAACGTCCTGCTGGCGGGTGACATTCACCGCGATGATGTCGTGTTGCCTACTGGCGAAACGCAGTCACAGCTTGACACGGCTCTGGCTACCACGGCTCTGCGAAGCCTTGGCTTCACGGTTCAAGGTCTTGCAAACGTCGGCTGAGTTACTCAGCCTTTATTGATCCTCAAGTAGACGGCCAGGCCGTCAGAAAACAAGGCGATATACACTATGCCTACTACAGCAGAACTCCTTAACTGGATGACTCTGACGGCCTCTGTCAACGAAATGAAGCGGCCCAATCAGTTCCTCAAGCGGCTCCTCTACGGCAACCACGAACCCGTGGCTACCGAGAGCATCGAAGTCGGTCTTCTTCAGGAAGATCGTAAGGCTGCTCCGTTCGTTCGTGCCGGTGCTGAGGCTCTGATGGTGCAAGGACACAGCGATGTGTTCCGCAACATCTCGGCTCCGAACATTCGGATCAAGGCCGCACTCGATCCCAACAAGCTGATCTCGCAGCGTCGTCCTGGCGACCGCATTTTCGTCAGCGGCAAGTCGGATGTGATTGCATCGGCACAGCGGTACATCACTCAGATTCAGCAGGGTCTCGAAGATCAGGTCATCAACGCCGAGGAGTACCTCATCAGTCGCTCCTTGCAGGGCGTGATTTCCTACTCGGTGGCGGATGAAGAAGTCTTCACCATCACCTTCCCTCGCCCCGCTGCCAACAACGTCACCCTCGATACGTGGTGGGACGATGCTGACCCCGACAACGTGACACTTGAGTTGGACTTCCATCTCATCAAGTCGCTGGCTTCGGAGACCACCACAGGTCTTCCCCTGACGGATGCGATCATGGGCAGCACCGCTGCCACCGCCTTCCTGAAGCTCGCCCGGCTGAAGAACATCCCCCTTGGCAATATCAACCAGGGCACCATTGACTTCACCACGCAGTTCAATGAGGATGGTGTGATCTTCCTCGGCACGTTCAGTGGTGTCCGCCTGTGGCAATACAACCGCAGCGTGATCTTGAATGGTTCGAGCACGGACATGATTCGCACCAACTACGTCGAGTTCATTTCGTCCTCGCCGCAGACTGAACGGGTGCTGTATTACGGAGCCATCCCTGACATGGACGCCATTGAAAACGGCAACATCGTCAGCGAACGGTTCAGCAAGTCGTGGAAGGTCAGCGACCCCTCGGCTCGCTACATGCTCGTCCAGTCCCGCCCGCTGCCTGTCCCGCGTCGAGTTGACGCGAGCTTCAGCGTCAAGGTGCTCGCCTGACGTTTGGTTCTTCGATGTAGAATAGAGACTCACAAAGCGGGAGGGTATTGTTGCCCTCCCGCTTTTACGAACAAAGGAAACACCCCCCATGCCTTATGTAGTTGAACCCGGTGCCTCGGTCGTCGTCCAGCGAAACGGATACCCCGTGGTCGTTCGCTCCGGTGAGACGATTCCCGACAGTGCCTTGAAGAATGCTGCCGCCCACCTGAAGTCGGGCTTCGTCCGAAAGGTGAGCGACCGGCAGGCCACAGTTGCAGACAAGTTCGCCCTCACGGGCATCCCTCAGAGGCAGTTAAGCGAGCATGTCCCTGGCGTCAAGCTCGAAGACACCCTCACCCGAACCAAGGGCGGCTTCATCAACGAGCCGGACGACAAGCCCATCGTGGTCAACACGAAGGACAAGGAGAAGCCTCCTGTCACCGAGCTTGGTCTGCTGAACGAACAGATCAAGAAGGACCACCCCGGCCTTGGGTCATTCGAGACCATCGAAGAAGCCAGAGCGTTCATCGACTCCGAAGACGAGTAATCAATGGCAACCACACCAGTATTTATTGACTCCGTAGAAACAGTAAAGAGCCGCTTGCGGCTCTCTGGTGCGGTTGCCCCTGATGCGTTGGAGATGATCGACAACGGCATCGTCAATGCTCGCATCCAAATCTATGCACGGCTCTCCGAGACGAGGGTGTCTGGTATTCAGGCAATTGCATTTGTTGAGAATCCGACCAACAGGACTCAGGTACTCAGACTCCTTGCCAATCAGGTCGAATCCAACCTCATCAAGCTGTTCCTTGTCGAACACATGGAAGTCCGCTTCGTGGACGGTTCCGCTGACAACCAGCAGAACTGGAATGAGGAAGGAATCCTCAGAGGCTTGGACTCCTTCTCTATCGGCAGGCTGAAGGACCAGCTTCGCAAGGACATCGAGAACGGCTTGTGTGCCTTGGAGACTTCTGATCTGGCGTGTGCTGCTGGCTCTGATATCGTCAGGGCATCATCCTTTGGACCTGCCACAACTCCGGCTGCCCCCGGAGACACCCTCCGAGGGGGCCTGACTAGCGTATTGGATATCATCTAATGTCAGCACGAACTCAGATTCAAGCAGCCCTCATCAACCTCGGCAGGGCTGGTACTTTCCACAAGGTCTCTTACGATTCTGTCAACATCCCTACTACATCAGATGAGACAGCCACACCCAAGTCATGTCTCGCAAATGAGACAGCATCAGGCTTCTCTGTCGATCAGAAGTATGGCAGAAAGATAATCTCTCGTAGGGAGGGGTGGAGGTTCACTCTGCTCCTTAATTTTGACGAAGAAGTGGACGCTGGCGACTTTGAGGAGTCTGTTATGGATACTACTATCCAAATAGCAGGAATAAACTCAACTTCCTATCTAGCAGTTATCACATCGGCAGAGTACAATCACCCAGTAACCAAAGAACCAAGTAGAGGAACTGAAATCCGCTACGGGTTCAACATCATTCCTACTCATCAAGGAGCCTGACCTATGGCTGGACCGAACACTACTGGCTTGCCGCAGACCGAAGACTACCAGCTTGGTCGTGGCATTATCTATCTTGGTGTCATTGACACCACCACTGGCCTCGTCACTGATGACGGCTGGCGAGACCTGGGCAATGCTCCGGCATTCTCCATCACCGCCAACACTGAGAACCTCACTCACCAATCGTCTCGCGGCGGCTTGGCTGTGACGGACCTCGAAGTGCTTCTTCGTGCTGAGTTCCAGATCAGCTTCTCTATTGACGAAATCAACGCCGAGAACCTCTCGATGTTTTTCTTCGGCACCCAGGCTGCTTTCACCAACCCCTCGGTTGCTGGCTTCACCGAACATGCGATGATCGCGGCTGTGAAGCTCGGTCGTCACTACGAAGTCGTCAACTCCGCTGGCGTCCATGCCTACGGCTTCACTGCGTCTGACTTGGTTATGACCAAGGAAGCGTCCCCCTCGGACATCGCTCTCGTCGTGGGTACTGACTACACGGTAGACCCCATCATGGGCACGATCTTCCTGAAGTCCACGGCATCCAACATCGCAGACGGGGACACGCTCAACGCGACCCTCACGGCGAATGCGACCGCAGGTACCGTCACGGAAGTTCGTGGCCTGCTCCAGACCAACCTCCGTGTGACGTTGAAGTTCATCGGTGAGAACCCGGCGAACAACGACGTGCAGACCGAGTACGTCTTCTATAAGGTCAACATTCGCCCGCAGGGTGATAACTCCCTGATCGGCGACGACTGGACTCAGTTGACGTTCGAGGGTGTGGTTGAAGCCAACAGCCTTGCGAACGCCGCTTCTCCGTTCTTGACCATCCGAAACGCTACGGCTGCGACCTAATCCTCGCACACGGCGGGGGCTGTGTTTCCCACTGGCCGGGCCATTGCTACAATGGTCCGGCCAGCTTTATAATGACAGCCCCCCTCTAACCCCCGCAAGGAATCACAACATGGCAAGTTTTCTCAACAAGCGTAGAACCGTGACTCATTCGATCAACGGCGAGTCACTCGTGTTCAGGTCCATGAGCATGTCTCTGGTCCTGAAGGTCACTCAGATCGGCAAGCCCCTCACCAACGCTATCTCCACCATCGTCTCGACATGGGGGATGCCCTCGGTCAAGTCCAGCAAGCGTGACTTTGTGGAGGGAGAGGCCGTCAGCAGCGTGGTCGAAACAAGCACGGACATCGAAAGCATGTCTCTGAAGATGTCGCAGAACAAAGATGCCATCGACCAGCTTTTCTCTGTGGCACTGAACAACAAGGCACTGCTGTTCGAGGTCGCAAAGGACTGCCTGCGGGATCAGTTGGACATCAACGAAGAACAGTTCCTCGACCAACTCGACCTCGATACCTTCGTCCAACTGGTCGATGGTTTCTGGAAGGTCAACGAGGAGTCCTTTCGCCCTTTGGTCCGAAGGTTCAGAAAGCTCGTGCCCGAAAGCCCGCCCGCGGCAAACGAGGAGCAAAGCCCGACGCCCCCGCAAGAGTCTTAAGTCACGATGAGATTATAGATCAGAGCTTTATGATCCTCATCGGACATGGCTTCTCAGAGGACTTCCTGTACGACTTGGACCTTGAGCATTATCAGATACTTGTCGAAAGGCATTTTACTCAGTTCATAGAGGAAACAATGGAGCAGACGTGGAGGACACACATGGCTACTCAAGGTAGTTCTGCTGAACTGAAGAAGTTCCTGTCTGATTATGAACCTGAGAAGAAGTCCTCGCCCGACAGAGTAGCCGACCCTAATGAAGTGGCGGCAGCGTTTGGTATCAAGCTGACGGGAATGTGAAATGGTCGATAAAGGTGGACTCGATTACAGAATTGACGTAAACGGCTCGTTCGAGTCTGTGCTGCAATCCTTCCGCACCGAGACAGACCTGGCTCGCAAGTCATGGACTGACTTCAAGAAAGCCTTTACTGCATCTGCCTCAGAGACCAACAAGACCCGCAAAGCCATTGCCTCTGTAACTCAGGAGAGTGAGAAGCAGAGGAAGTCCAACAGTAAGACCATCGAGCAACGACTGAGGAACATCTCTGCTACCAAAGCAGAGGCTGTTGCTATCAGGCAGTTGACACGGGAAGCTTTCGCTCAGGAGGTCTCCCTACAGAAAGCACTGATCTCCCGCCGCATCGAGTTCCAGATTCAACGCCGCCGCTTCCAGCAGGTGCAGCAGCAAGTCTTGGCTGAACAAAAGCTCACGCAGGTACTTAACCAGCGTGGTGCGGGTGCTGCCATCGAAGCACAGGCATTCAAGCAGAGAATCAGCCTGACAGATCAGGAGAAGCGGCAACTCAAGCTGCTCACCTCCGCACAACTCGAACTGCTCCGTGTCAAGGAACAGTTGAAGAAGCAGGGGGATCGACTC